GACAGCGTAAGGTGGGCCTGGGTGTACTTGATGTAGTCCTTGATTTCTGCCGTAACCATCACGTTGTCGAAGACGCTCCGGGAACAAATGAACACGTTGGGCTCAAGCCCGGTTGCATCGCGGATGGTATCCACGCCAGTTTTGACATCGGCCTTAGGGGTTGCGGATGTGGCATCGCTCCACTCGGTGGTAACGTCATGGACCGAGAAATTGCTGGTATTGAAAAGCAGATCCTTGATGCGCTTCTCGCGCCACCTGAGAACAACCTCCATCGCTCTGAGGGTTGCGACCTTCTCCGCATCGAACAGATAAGCATACATCTTGCGCTCTACCTCATCGAGCGGGGATTCAAAGCCGTACTCCTCGCAGTTGTACGTCCCGGTTTCCCAGTTGAAGTCATCCCTGGTATAGCCGGACTTGGGAGCCCGCTTAATGTCGGGGAGTTTCAGAAGGGCTTCCAGGGGGATCTTCGGGTAATCCGCCGACTTCTCCGCAACGGGGAAAGCGGGCAGGACATCCAGGCCAATAAACCTCTTCCGACTCTCTTCCAGCGCGTACTCATACGCGATCTGTCCAAGATCCGGCCTCTGTACTGTGGTGGAACTGGTGGGTCTCATTTCGTCACCTCCTTATGAGGTCCGGATGGACCGGGAGTATTCGAGCCAGGTTGCGTAGAGGTACAGCGCATCACCGGCATGGGCCGAGGGGGTAAGCTCAATCGTGACCGACTGAGCGCCAGCGGGAATGTCAGCGGCGGCGATGGTGATGGTGGTCTCTCCCGCAGCCTGCGCGATGGTGGCCGTCACATCTTCAATTTTATCGCCGCCTTCGTTGAAATAGACATCAGAGGCGATGGTCACGGTGTTCGCGTCGGCACTCTTGGCTGTCCTCAGATGGAGCACGAGGTCAGCCGTGGTCTTGAAGTCGGGAGGAAGGGGAACCTGAGTGATGATCGGAGCCACCTCGGCCGCCGCCCAGGAGAACCGCAGTGCGCTATCGGTGTCGCCGTTGGTCATGTCGAGAATGGGATCAGACGCAGTCGCGGGACCGCCGAAAGACACGGTGTTGGTGCCATCTCCTACCATCCAGGAAGTGAGCGGGATCGGAATGAAACTCTGAGCGCTCAAGAGATCCTTGTAAATCTCGGCAAGAGCCGCTTCGACGGTAGTCGCGTCGGTGAATTTGCCGGTATCAGCGACGGATACCGTTGCTGCCGTGGAAGAGAGCACCGGGGATACAACGATCTCCTGAATCTCTGCCGCCGTCGCGCATGCGGTCTTTGCCACACCGATTGCCGAGCCACTGGAGGTATCAGATGCTTTGCCATCGGCCGCACCATAAATGGTAGCACCGACATCCCAGGTGTCAGCGGCCTCGATCTCCATCGTACCGCCCCAGGTCATCAGCTTAACGGCTACGGGATATCCGTCCGAAGCCGCGTGCTCGGTGACACCGATACATGCCTCACCCGCACCGGCATAAATAACGTCGATGGGGGACTGTGTGCCGGAGGTGTCGATCTTGACCCTGCGGTGCGCCGCAAGATCTCCACCGGCCATGAAGGTTAATATTCCGTCTGTGTACGGCATCTTACTTGCCTCCTTTGTTCATGGCCTGGATATAGGCCGCGTGAGCGTCGGGGTTGGTCCGCGCGATTGCCTGGATCGCCTCTCCCTTGCTGCATTTGTGGGCTTCGACGTACTCAGATATGAGCGCGCTGAAATCCTTGGCTTCCTTCTTGGGGTTGGGCTCGTCGAGTTTCGCGCCGGGGACTACCGGGGTGCCGTCATCGTTGAAGGCGGCCTTGTGCTGGTTCAGGGTCTCTTTGTAAGCCGCGTTCAGCTTCAGGACCGCATCTGCCAGCTTGATTCCGTCCTTGGTCAGTTCGGCCACGAGTGCCTCCTGCCCGGGAAATGCCGCCGCCTGAATCCCTGCGATGCGCTCACGCTCGGCGGTGACGGCTTCCTGTGAACCGTGCAGCCGTCCAGCCTCGCACCAATCCTGCGCTCCCTTGTTGTACCCGGCCTGGAATCCGGCAGTGTTGCCTTCATCGAAAATGGCCTTGTACGCAGTCGGGAACTTTTCCTTGATTTCCGAAATGTTCATGCGAATGCTCCTTTGAGGTGTGCTTCGAGTTTGGAAAATGCCTGTGCCGCCGCCATGTCACCGATGGCTAGACCTGAATGGACTGAATCGAAGGTGGCGATACCATCCACCAATCCAGCCGTTACCGCCTGCTGACCGATGAACACGCGCCCCTCGGCCATATTGGACAGCACCGTGTCCGTTGAAACGCCTCTGAACTTTGCAACGTCCGAGACGAATATTGAGTAAACGTAGTCAACGCGGGCCTGAAGGATCTCCTTGTCTTCGTCGTTAAGATCGCCGCCCGCGTCGATGTGCTTGTATTTCCCGGCATAGAACTTGGTTTCATCGTCCCACTTGTCCGTGTGGTGGGTGAGGATCACCCCGATATGACCAACCGCATTGAGCTGCCCGGAGATGTAGACCTTTTCCGAGGCAGAGCCGATCCAGTAGGCAGCGGAGGCCATAACGCCGTCGCAGTAGGTGACGATGGGCTTGCTCTGCCTGCCCTCGTAGATCTGCGTTGCAAGCTCCTGGATGCCCAAAACAGAACCACCAGGGCTGTCGATCCGGAGCATAATAGAGGTCACAGCATCATCCCGGAGGGCATCCGAGAGCGCGCTCGATATCTCGTCAACAGTCATGCCGCCGAAGAGGAAGGAGAGGAATGACGAGCCCTTGGTGATCGGGCCGGTGATGGGAATGACCGCCACGCCGTCAATGAGATCGTATCCGCTCTCGGGATATGGGGACTGGTAGGAGGCAATGCCCGCCTCGATTTTCTGCCAGTCGATCTTTTCACCCCGCATATGGGCCGCGTAAATCTGCCTGATTTCACTCAAGCATTCCGGGGAGATTGCCCAAGGGCTCGTGACTATATCGAGGATCTTCATTATTCGTCCTCCTCTTTATTTTCTGGTTCAGGTTCCGGAGGGGCTGGGGGAACTATGGGGCGCGGTGGCGTGGGCTCCTGGTCGAGACCATCTGCCTTGCGGGCATGGACCTCCTTCACACGCTGCTTGTGTTTGGTCTCCCAATCGCCGCCGGTAAGCTGCGCGGTCTCATCCGCAAGGGTCGAGATGCCTAACTCAACGCGGCCCCTCGCAGCTTCAACCTCATCCTTCTCATTGATCATTCCCTTTGCAGGGCCGATCCATTCCGCGCCGAGGTATGCCTGTCTCAGAATGGGATCGGTGAAGAACCCGGGGGCATGTATGCGGCCATTGGCTACAGCCTCGTACATCCAGACTTCATAAACGACCTGGTGAAAATTCTCAGTGAGCCAGGACCGCTCCATGTAGAAGTATTTCCAGGCATCGAGCAGGGCCGCCCGTGCCGCCGCATATGAGGAGGTGAAATGTTTTATCAGGATCTCGAAGGGGAGATTGAGGGCAACTCCGACCTGCCGGAGAATGGCTTGCACGAATACATCAAAGGCGGTGTTCGGCCTGCCCGGGTTGGAGTCGTGGATCTTCTCGCCAGTGGCAAGCTCAACAATCGCGCCGTTGCCGAGTTTGTAATCATCATCGGTGCTCTGTGCACCGTTCTCATCGTAAAACTCGGACAGGCTCAGTCCGGTATCCCCGCTCTCGGACTCGATAAACACCGTAAACAGCCCGGAAACCACGGCCGCCATCAGTTCGGCCTCGGTGTAATTACCGAGCTGCTTCAGCGGCTCGATCACCGGGGCAAGGTCGGGGATTCCCCGGGACTGTCCAGGCCGGTCAAGGGACGCGAGATGAATGATATTTGGAAGTCCGGTCCTGCTGCCGTATGCCGGAATCACCATCCATTCGCGGTTGCCGAACTTCAGGCCGCCCGGATGATGCCTGAGAACATGGTATGCTGTCGGCGCTCCTGCTGCGGTCTTTGCTATGCCACCGGCCAACTGCTCCGTATCACCGGCATTATCCTTATTGCATACCCTGTCGGCCTCGATGACCTGGAGCCGCAGGGAATAAGGAAACCATGCCGGGTTGATGCCGGGGGACCGGGTGAGTTGAATGAATACATCCCCATTGAGCCGAGCCTGCTTATAGACCATGCGGGAGATGGCGTTGCCGTTGTGGGTCCGGGCAGCATGGCAATCCTTGCGCCCCCAGAACAGCCGCCATTCCCTTTCGGTGGTGGCCTCCCATGTCTCGGCCTGTTCTTCGGTGAAGGGCAGAACGTCCCGGTCAAGCCGGCTCTGGAGTTTAATTCCCGTGCCGACCACGTTAATTACCTTGGTATCAATGGCTCCCTTGGCAAGCGGGTTATTGTAATAGAGATCACGGGATCTGGCCCGCAAGGTCGGCAGGTCTGAGAGGATGTCATAATCAGCATCCCCGGAAGAGGCTGCCCACATTTTTGTGGAACGCCTGGTGCGAGATGCGCCGACAAACATACCGGCAGCGGCCATCTGAGCGCGAGCCTTGAACCGCTGGTTAGCTTTGGCAGGAGAGAACCACCCGATAACCTTATCCAGGGCATTCTCCTTCACCTCGATCCTGCCGCCCGGGGTCTTGATCATCATGCCGGCGTACCCCCCTTGACTCGCAATCCGCCGCGAGAAAGCCGCTTGCACTGTTTGTCCCAGAAGATGATCTTGCGGCTGATCTCGTCGGCGTTGGCCCGTGTCAGGGTCCGTCCGTCGATGGTGTACGCCTGCCCGTTTGCGACGGCATCATCTGCGGCCATCCAGGTAGTGAGCTTTGCTTCTGCTTGAGCCAGTGTGATTCCTGCCATTTTTTTCTCCTGAGATCCGGGCAACAAAAAAAGACGGCACGTGAAGTGGTGAGGCACCTCACTGCCGTCTTTGTGTTTGTTCTTGCGTCCCTCGTAGCGTGGCCGCGCCATGAGGGAACCCGGATTGTCAGCTATTTAAATTCTTATCCCGCCGCTCCTTACTCTGCGTTTTTTCGGGGCCATTGCCCTCTGCTTCTCCGGTGCGGCATTTGCCCGCTGCTTCGCAACATCTGCGCGCCGCAACAGGTTCAGGCCGCCACCTGGCCATTCGGGGTCAACACACGCTGCCGCCATGCACTCACAGTCCAGGAGATCGTTTCTGCGGCTGCCTATCTTCACCCAGGACTGCACGCCCTTGCCGTCCAATCTCTTTTCTTCTGCGGTAATGTGTCGGACATACTGCATATCCGTCTCGCTGTGGAGGTATGCACCGCCCGGTTCCTTTTCGATTGCCAGCCCGAGCCGGTAATGGAGATTGTCCTTGAACCGCTCGGTGTTGAGGGAGATGATCTGTAAGCCCCCAGGCAAAGGCTTACCGGAAGGCGTGCGCTCCCGGGCCTTGCCGATACTCAGCATGGTAGCAAGTGGTCGGGATGAACCCTTGGTTCCCCATACTCTCGCGCCCCTGCCGGTGCCGTTATCGATCAACCAAAGCTCAGTCTCTTCAGTCATGGAAATACCGGCTCCGTCTTCGCCCTCACCACCACCCGTATCAACAGCCGCTCGCCAGATCCTCATGGACCGCTCTTCGTCCCCCTCAACTGGGTAAGAGGTCTCAAATAGAAGTTGCTCAACGTCATCCCAGGTCTTGAGTTGCCCGTAATGCACGAGCCAAGAGGTAGAATCTCTTGCCCAGGCACGGACCACGAACCAGAAACCATATTTCTGAACGTCCACGCCCGCAGTCAGGCAGACGGTATCCTGCGGGACGATCTGCTGCGGAAGCGCGGTCTTCGCCTGATAAATCTGCGATTCCGAGCTTGATACAACGATCTGCCGGAAGGGCTCGGCCAGGGTCGAATTGATGAAGCCCTGCAGCTTTTTCGGATCACCCTGACAGTCTATCCACTCGCGAACCAGCTTCGCAATGTCACCGGACTTACCCAGGAGGGAATACAAGCGGTTGACATGGAATCCGACCTTGCGCCGCTTCGTGACCTCGGTTCTCGAAACCGGCTTGCCTTGCTCAACGGCATTGTTCTTCTGCTGCGTGGTCCAGAGCTTTTCGCATTCTCCGCACTGATACCGGGCAGCCTCAATCTGTTCATCGGTGGCATTCCTGCCGCCTTCCCAGGCCACGGCTCCGAGCCTGTGCATCTTGCCGTCATCCCCGCGATACATGCCCTCATCAAAGCCGGTGGCGTACTTAGCACCCCATCTGAGAGGCTGATACTGGCCGCAGTATGGACAGGGAACATGCCAGTCGTAAATCACATCGCAGGAATTGAGTTCCCGATAAATATTGCCCTCTTCAAGAGTCGGCGTGGAGAGGATGCCGATCTTGCGGTTGTAATATGATTCCGTCCGTTCAATGCCTAGACTGATAGCACTGGCCTCTTTCGTGGCGATGGAATACCCGGGCTTGTCAACCTCATCGAAAACAATCACCTGTATGGGCCTGGACGCCAGCTTTGCAACGGATGAGGCCCAGGCCAGGGCGATGAAGGATTCATTCATCAGGGAGATTTCTTTCTGGTTGAATTTCTCGGGAATGATGAGTTTCGAGAGAACGGGAGAACCTTTGAACATCTTCTGAATGCGCTCTTTGCTCATATAGAGCGCCGTGTCCTCGTCGGCCATGACAAGCATGATCGGGCAGTTGCCGTCATGCGCCCGCTTGCCAATCACGGATATCATTCCCTCGGTGCCTGCCACCTGTGCGGACTTGCAAAACACCACCACCTCAACTTCCGGATCATCAAATGCGTTCATGACCGGGACGAGATACGGGGTCCGGATAAGGCGAAGCGGGCCGCGCTCTTCGGAGGGGGCCGAGAGTATACGGTATTTCTCTGCCCACTGTGAGGTGGTCAGTTGCTCGGGAGCCCGCCAGTTTATGGCCTCTGCTTCCCGCCAGCTAAGATTTCTTGCTGCCTCTCCCACTCTTTTTACCCTTCACGGCCTTTTTCTTTTCCGTTGTTTCTGGTTCTGTCTTGGGGCAGTATTTCCCCTCTCTCGCGTATGCATCCCGGAGCAACCGGACCTCACCCTTGATGATCTCCCGCATCTCTTTTCTCGGCTTGCCGTCCAGGATCGGGGGCAGTCGGTCAGCGA